CACAGCCACACCCGGAGAACCATCGCCCAGCGCCCGCGTGTTGCCATCGATCTCGCCGCTTTCCACGCACAGCGCGGGAGTAGATGCGCAGTTCACGTTTGTTGGGATACTCCCCACCAGGTTGCTTGCGTCGCATGTCCCACCGCCGGCCGCCTCCACCGCTGCAAAGCAAGCGTTGATCTTCGCCCCAACATCCGAGCCTGGGAACTGGTCTGCCTGATAGGTTGGGCCGAGTTGCCTCGCCGTCAATTCACCCGGCGCAGTCACCACCTGCGCTGCACCAGATCCAGTAATCACCCATTCTGGCAGCGGTTGCCCGGACAACGGCAACCATCCGGCGCTAGAGCACACATACTGTACGTTGTTTGTGGTATCTGTGTATGGGTAGCCATAGTTGGCCACCGTGCACGGCGCACCTGGTACGCCACTGCCGGTAGTCAGCGGCCAATTTATTTGATTAGGATTGATCTGCGCATTAAGTGAACGCGTGTTCAGCGCACAAAATGTAAGTGTAAGAACGCCAAACATCGTCGAAATGACCTTACTTAAAGTAGACCGCATAAATCCAATCCTCCAACACAGTGGAAATATTCAGCGTTATGGCGGTGCCGATAATTGTGTAATCGATGCTGGGCCGCAAGAACACGCCATTTTTGTAAAGCGCCTGCATCAACAACGGCACGTAACTCAGTGTGTAGGAAGAACTCGGCGCAGTACCGGCCGGCGTTTCCGTCACGAAACTGGGCACAAGTGCCGGGCCAATATCACTGACCGTCAAGCTAACGACGTTAAGCGCCGGCACCTGCACTAGACCGCCGAAAATAAGATCTAGTAAATTTAAGTCGTAGTTGATCGGTACTTGCCAATTCGACTGATTAAAGGCCGGAACTTGCAATCCAATGTTCGGTGTAGTCGTCTCGCTGGCCATTGTCTAGTACCCCACCGCTTGCCACCAGGCGCCGTTGCCGCTGGAGGATACCCAAAGTTGGAACTGCGTCAAAGTCGGCGGAGCTCCGCCGTGCGCACTGTTGCCGATCACCGATACTTCGATGCTGGACCCAACATAGAAATCGTCGGTAGCTGTAATGTTGACGCTGGCTAGGTTGGTGAATGCGATTGGAAATGTCACCGTGTTCGGTGACCCAGTTGACAAACCGCTAGCATGACCCCACTGACGAATTAACCCGGAAGGATCTTTGGACCAATAAGCACCGCCGCTAGACCCACTAGAAAAGGCCCCGCGTACCCACGCAGTGGTGGCCACGCGCGTGCTGCTGTCGCTTTCAGAGACGGTGGGCGCTGTAGCTGAGGATGACGCAGAGAATGCGGTGAACGCGCCCGTGGACGGCGCAACGGCTCCGATAGGCGTGTTATTGACGCCGTTGACTGAAACATTTGGCCCCATAGCTTCTACGACGTATGCATCACTGACCTTGAATGCCTGCATGCTAATCGTGTTGGGTGTTGGGTCGGGCTGCACAGCGCCCACAAAGCTGCCGGAGAAGGCCACAGTGTGTCCGCCTGTGCCGTCTTGATCAAAGAGCAATACGATAACATCGCCGATTTGTTGGCCGTTTATGGAGAGTGACGCCACATTGCCGGTCAAAGCGATTTGAAACCCTAGATAGGCAGATGCGTTTAGCAGCAATGTCGATGAGTAACCTACGAATTGCAAGTTACCACGTATGTCAGCGGTCGTGATGATATTCGACATAGCGGCCGTAAGCGCTGCCAGGTTGGCGTCTGAGTTGGCAATACCTTTGTTGGCCAGCATAGTGCCGAGTGCTGTGACATATGTACTGACTTGGTAAAGTGTTTTATTGGCAGACACCGATGGCCAAATGGCATCGACGCCGGCGCCGCCGGTGCGCGTGGCGTCTACTGTGTACTCAGCGTCATTTTCTTGGTTCGCTTGCGTAGGATTAAACTGCTGCGCATTGGTACTTGCCATAACACTCCTTTGCTAACTCCATTTACCTACGTCGAACCCAGCCACATAGCTGTTATCAAGGTCGAATCCGAATGCCGGCAACCCTCCTAGTTCAAATTCATAGAGTACGCCTTCAGGCCGCGGAATAATTAACCCGTTTTTTACGGTGCCGCTGGTGGCCCCATTGGCCGCAAAGCCGACAATCATATCAATGAGAATAGATGACGGAAGTCCGCCAATGAACAACGTTGCTGTCATGTTCTGATTGTCAGCCACTGCGATGGTAACAGTTGGAAACAAATTGTGCCAGATTGCATAGAGCGCGCCTTGCGTGCCATCCCACTGATTCTGGCCTATCTTAGCCATAATAAGTAAGCGGTACGTGGCGTCATTAAGCACTGGGCTAACGTCGAAACTAGGCTGAAATGGTAGCGTGCGCGACACACCGGCAATCTGTCCCAACATGTCCAGTTGCGCACCGATCGCCCCGTCAAGATCGAATGCTGTGTCCATCTGCACCAGGCACTGTGACACATCATCGAACTTCTTGAGAAGCAAGTAGAGAAATGCCTGTAACTTTGAGCTGTTGGCGTACTGGCTGGTAAGAAGATTTTGGTAGTAACCGATCGGCAGCGCCTGCACCGGTTGGTTGCCATAACCGCTAAACCCATATCCACTAGTGCCGTAACCTGGATTGATTGACATGCGTTACACCGTCGCCGTAAAGGTAGTCGCGGCGGCTCCGAGCGCAGCGTCGTAGAACTCAGGCATAATTATGTCGACTACGTCCATGGCGACGAACACGACCGGCACGGCAGATGCGCCGACAGTTGCATTGGCGCTCATGGTGATGGTGGTGCCAGAAACATTCGTAACGGTGGTGCCGACTGGAATACCTGCGCCGAAGATCCACTGAGTATCCGCGATCCCAGTATTGACAGCCACCGTAATTTGGTCGTCGCTCGCCACTGTGGTGCATGTAGTGGTAGCGGCGGCAAGGCCGATGTTCAGCGTGCGCACGCCGAAGCTCGGCGTCTGTAAAGTCGAGTTGACCGCCATGGCCTCGTAACTAACCGCCGCAATAGACACCGTCTCGCCGATGGCTAGTTCATTCAAATACGCCACAATGGCGGCCTGCACAGCGGCCAGCGTGGCACTGTTCGGCGTATTGCCATAGCCATGTATGGCGCAATACACCCACACGGCGAGCGAAGTAGGCCGATAGAAACTGATGGTCTCTTCGTACCCAGTGTTCGGATCGGCGACGATTGTGCTGGTTGTGCCGTTGGTAAAGCACCCGATTGTTTTCTTGAGGTAGATACTGAGGCCGACGGCAGCATCGGAGCCGCCTTGCACAACCATGGTAATGCTGTGCGCCGGATTGCCCCAACTATCGGTTGTGGCCGTTGGGTTCTCGATGGAAGTGCCAGGTCCGCCGCCGGTAGGATAACCGGGTGCAACGCGAACCACTCCGAGCGTAGCCAGCACGGCGGCGATAGTAGACGCAAGCGGCGTCAATGCCGGAAGTGCGACGCTGATCGACTGGCGCGCGCGCAATTTACTGTCCGCCTCAATCGGTGCGCCGGCAGTCGCCGCTAAGGCGTTTGTTACGGTTCCGCTTGGCGGAGTCCACCCGCTCTGTGGCGTCGATATGATGTTGATTGTGCCCGGCTCGGCCGTAACGTTGCCGGGCGTTGTGCAAACCGACGTGGCGTTGACGGAGCCGCCGACAATGGTCAGTGGCGATGGAAGCGCCCACAAATTTCCATTCTGGTCTTGCGCAAAGCCGTTGGTTACGACGGCGCCGGAAGTGCCGACTACTGTGAGCACGGCGGTGGAGTATGTAAATACCGCACGCGCAAGTCCATTCATCTTGACATCGCGGTCTAGCCCGGCACCGACGGCCGTGCTAGGCGACGCTTGGTTGTACGCGAGCTGTAAGGCAGTATTCTGGTCGGCCTGCTTGAGGCTGAGGATACTGAGTAGTTGAAAGATTGCGGAGTCCGGACCTACGTACTGATTGGCCCCGTATATATTGAGAAACCCCTGCACATTGTCTTGAAGAATCGATTGGTAGGAATTAACCGTTAACCCACTCGATCCTATGGAGGGCGGTGCGTACGCGGGTGTGCTCATAAGTACGTTGCCCTCCTGCTAGGCGTTGAGTGCTGCTGACTGCGCTGGCGCATTGCTGACAGTGACCGGACCATAAATCGTCAGAGCTGTAACCGTGTACTGAAATACTCCGTCAACAAAACTGGCCTCGACATTCACAGCGCCGGTCACGTACGGCGCGCCTTCTACATTCTGCTGAATAGAAAGCCGCATGGCGGCCAGTCCCTTTGCCGAGCCTAATTGGCCAAGCATTGACTGAAACACCGGCAGGCCGACGTTGAGCGCCGCCCACCATTCGCCGAGAAAGAGCCTCAGCCGCGTACCGATGGCCTGCGCAATGGCGTCGACGCCGGTGAGCGAAGTTCCATCGGCGAAGATGGGATCATAGTTGGCGTCGAGTGCAAGGTAACTGATGCTTGGGAGTGTGGACATGTACTACTGACCTTTCAGCACCGTTGTTTCTGAGGCAGCGGGAATGCCAGAACCTGAGTACCCAGCTGTAATAGCCCATGGGTAGAATGAAGCCATGAACCACTGAAACCAGGTGTCGTTAACCAGGGCGAGCGGCGTGCCGGACGTGGCGTTGACATTGGCAGTCGGTGCTGTCATCTGTACCGTGCCGCTGGCGTTGACTGTAACGTCTGTTCCGGTGACGGTAACGCCACCTTCGGCCACATCAATGATTGTGTCGCCGTCGTCGCTCCGCACTTGCAGCGATGTCAGCGAGTAGTCTGAGAGCACATTCGGTTGACTGCAAAAGCCGGGAATGAAGCCGCAGTCATGCACATGGTGGCGGCGTATTTCGTTCTGACGTTGAGACCCCGACGCGGTCGCACCTTTAGGCGCGTCCGGTGGCGGTGCATTGTTCTGCCCATTGTTCCACCAGAGGTCCATGCAGGTATCGCAGAATACAAGCAAGCCCTCGGTGCCCTCCTTGACCGGAAGAGTGATGCTAAAGCCTCCGCCGCGTGGAATCACAACCGGCACCAGAATAATGGGCGGCACGTCCCACCACTGCGGGCCTGTGGCAGTGCGTACGCGCTCTTGCAATGCTATCTGCACGGTTACCGTCTGCGTTGCAGCATCGATGCCTGTGGTGGCGAATGCAGGCGTTGCGCAGCGTGCATCGACCAGCGCCTGCTTGATCGCGGACTTCCACTGCGCAGTCTCTGCCCAGTTGACTTGCGCAGGAGAAAGCTGCAATAGCGGATTCGGAGCGGGTGTCGTAGCCATCTTATACGCTCCTTATGTGTAGAGGTTGAGCAGTGTTTGCGCATACGCCGTAGACCAGCCCGTGACCTCTGTCTGCCAGTCGTTACCGCGCGTGTCACCGGTGTGCCGTACCTGAGCCACGAAGAACAGTAGATTGGAAGTGAGCGCCGTAGGCAGTTCAGAGTTGATGCTGGGCGTGCGAACAAGCTGCGCTACTTGTGTACGAGCAAGTTGAACGAGAAGCGGCGGCAGACTCACCTTAAGCCGAGGGTCGAGCAACACGGTAAACACAACACCTTGCTGGATTTGCTGCGGCGTGCCGATGATGGACTCATTGGTGTCATTCGGTAACCCTAATGACTGACCATTGTAGCCCGGCGGAAACGGCGGAGAGTACACGTAAGCCGGCGTTCGATTGCCGGTATCCACTTCGCTGATATACGCCTGTTGCCCATCCTGCCACTGCTGCAAGAATGCACTGTCGGAAATCTGCGATAGATACTTTGCAGTCTTGCCAAACACCGTGTTACCGCGCGGATACTGCACCGCTGAGAGTCGCGTGCCCGCCGCTTGGCCGAGCGTGCCCTGGCCGTTCGTGATCGGCGGCAGTCCGATCTGCGATGCCATTTTGGACACCAACTGCGCCTGGCTGCTGAATGGGCCGGTGGCGAACGACACGATATTGTCCATGACGAATGGATTGGCCACACAGTGCAGCGTCAGCTTCTGGTCGACCACGTCCTCGCGCGTGAAGATGGTTTGGAATACCGGACCATCCCAAATAGTGCCGCAAACGTTCGGCCCAGTTTGGAACCCGGCTTTGAGCGTGGCCCATGAAGCATTGAGCAGGATGTTCTGCAATGTTTGGTCATTGAGATTATAGATGCTGATGTCGGCATACCAGAACGGCGAAGTGTTCATGGCTTGCAGCACGTCGAACGTCATGCGCAGTGCCGCCGGTTCCCAGGTCTTAGAACTGATGGACGCCTGCTGACTGCCGCCCGCTGTGGCGTAAGTGACATCTAGTTGCCACGCCTGCCCCCAGAATGGCGTGGTAGAGACGGAGGTGCTCATACATTGTCTCCCCACAGCAATGAGAACAGTCCGAGTGTAGTCGGTCCAGGATAATCGACCGGTGCATTGCCGGTGTTGAGCAGGTACGCGCTGCCGATGTTCATGTACTGATACTGTGCCAGCATATTCGCCGATGGATACCAACCGGTCACTAGCGGCACAGACGCAATGAGCTGATTGCCGTTCACGTCATTGATGGCAAGCTGCCAGTACCCGGCCATTTCTGAGTATGACAGATAGAAGTTGAGTGTGAGCGGCGCTGCGTTCACGGTCAATTGCACAGAGAACGCCTGGTTAGGCGCAGAGGTGAGGGGAATGATTTGTGAACTCATTGAGGACTCGGCAGGCCACTGAGGCTGTTGACGTTGGTGCAGGAGTAGTCGCCGCCGCCTGGCGTTTGCACCGTGTTACCGCTCTGTAAGTAACCGAGCAGACTTGAGGTGAGGTCAGTTAGCGATGTACCGACAGGATTAACAGGCGGCACGCCGAACTGATTTTGCGTAGCCGTTGGCACCGGTTGTGTACCGCTCTGACCGAGACCGGTCGAGTCTGTAGTATTTGAGCGCGCACTATTAGGCACCTGTGCAACGGCGGCGGTATAAATCTCCTCGAATTCCACGCGCATGCGCAGACCGGTGATAGTCTTCGAGTCTTCGCGCGGCGACACGCCGGTGATAACCATGTTGTTGTACGTGCGAAGGCGCGTCGTCACCATGAGCAGTTGGCGCCCGGCCTGTATCTGAATCATGGTCTGGTACGCAGATACACTCTTCGACGGGTTGCCGCTCCATGGCGAAACGTAGTTGGGCTGACCATCAGTCAACGCACCGCCGCCTGCGTACTGGTCAACGGCATCGCTCATCAGTACGTACATAACGCAGCGCGCAGGCATGAGGTACGCATGACTGCTGATGTCAGCACCGGTCTGCACTGGGTGGCGCGTCTTCTCAAGACGCTGTTCGTGCTCCAGGTCGAGCACAGCGTCGAAAACGTACGTGACCGACCCGGTGGCGGACGGCGAAAGGTCTACGGATGATGTACTTAGTTCATCAGTAACCTGCTGTGTTTGCTGCGGGACCGTGACAGAAATAAGCGCCGGTCCAGTCCACTGAGAAGGACGGTAGATGCCGCTGCTGGTCGACAAATCGGCTCGCCTCCTTAGTAGCTAGTGCCTTGTGCTTGGAATTCAAGCAGGTTGCGCTGAACTTGTTTGTTCTTAAAGTCGTTCAACTTGCTAACTACGCGGTCCGCAAACTCTTTTGCATGTTCTCCAGGCCCCTGTGTAACATGAATGGTCACGCTGCCGATCTGCACGTCGCCAGACTTGCCCTGAGATTTAAGGTAGTTTGTAATGTCGCGTCGAGCGTCATCAGACAACGATGCTTTGCCGGCCAGCGCCGCGTCCATGCCACTTTGGCCCATGGCGTATGCGCCGATAGCTTTTGCGTAGTCGCCATTGTAGTGATTACGCAAATCACGCAGGTATTGCGTGCCGCCACCGATATTACTGAAAGCATCGTCGGCGTGCGCATGATATCGCGCCGCTACGTCTGGAGAAAGCTGCATTGCGCCAACATGACTGCCACCCATATAATCATGCAGCAAGTCTCCATGCTTGTCGTACTGCCGCATGCCGCTCTCAGACTGAGCCAGCGACAGCAACGCCGCAGGATCAACCCCATAATCGCTTGCCAGTTGTTTTACATACTTTTCAACACGTGAATTTTCGCGCTCGGCCTTGCTGGGGTCGAAATGCTCGCGCAGTGCGCCATAGCCGGCGCCGCTTGCCGCTCCAATAGCCATGCCGAATGGAACCGCGCCTATGGCACCGACAATGGCGCCAACCGGACCA